TTTTTAATCTATCTAGACTATACACTATACTATATACTGCACTATATCATACTCTATCATACGCTTCGCACCATATATAGTGCCAACTCGTGCGCCCGGGGGTGCCACTGTACCGGGGTGGACAGTGCAGGGGGTCCGCAAAGAAGGTTCGCGGAATGTTCCGTGGAATATGTTCCTCGAAGTACGGGAAACAAGAAATGAGTGTTGTTTTGATTTATCGCTGGTGTTTTACGCTGCATATACGGATTGGATTATATAAAGGGTTTTGGGGGGTTTCCAATATTTCTCTCCAAAATGTTGAAGAAAAAGTGGGTCCAAAAGTATTTTGGCTTTTCGTTTTTGGACATTTTTTTTGTCCATTTTTGAAAAGGGGCGATTGACTTTCCCAAAATACATCATTTGTGACTGAAATGTATTTTTATCGTCTGGTTACTAAAATAATAATTTCGAGTTTGTTTGCATAAATTTTTCGGCGTTAAACTTGGCAACTTTTAATATTGACACATTTTAGGAGAGAATGGCAACTTTTAGCAACCAAAACACGAAAAAAAACGAAAAAAACGAACATGTTAAATATTGTTGTAATATTTGTGACTTTAATACGTGCAAATTAACAGATTATAATAGACATTTATTAACCCTAAAACATTTACGCAACCAAAAAAACGACAAAAACGACAAAAATATCCATATATGCGAAAATTGTAATAAAGAATATTTTAACAAAAGTGGATTATGGAGACACAAGCAGAAATGTATTTTGAATAAAGACAATAAATGTGAAGAAGACACTTTAGTCAAATATTTGATGAATGAAAATAAAGAATTAAAAAATATGATTATTGAAGTTTGCAAGCAAATTCAACCTCTTAATAATAGCGTCAACAATAACAATAATAATACTAACTCTAACAATAAGACATTTAATCTACAATTCTTTTTGAATGAAACTTGTAAAAATGCTATGAATATTAAAGACTTTGTTGATCACGTTCAACTTGATTTAGCTGACCTCGAAAATGTTGGTAAGACTGGTTATATTGAAGGGATTTCCAATATAATCATTAAAAATTTAAACGCTTTAGAAATGGAGAAAAGACCCATTCATTGTGCAGACCAAAAGAGAGAAGTTATATACATCAAAGATGAAGATAAATGGGAAAAAGAAGAAGCCAATAAACCTAAAATGAGAAAGTTGATAAGACAAATTGCACACAAAAATATTTGTATGTTTAAGGACTTTAGAGAGAAATATCCTGATTGTGACAACTCTGACTCTAGAAAAAGTGATGTGTTTAATAAAATTGTTTATGAAGCTATGGGTGGAAAAGGCGATGATGATGACCTAAAAGAAGATAAAATTATTCATAAAATTACCAAACAAGTTTGCATTGATAAAGAACACCTTTCTTAAACAGTGTAACCTATAGCACCACAATACACGACAATCATACGCTATTCACCTACTAGACTGCCAACTAATGTGGAACATTCCGCGAACATTCTTTTTACATATATAAATCACTTCCATAAGCAATAATCGAACTAAATAAATGAGTGCGTATTTATATATATGAGTGACAAAAAGTACTTAAATAACCTATGCAAATTATATGTATAAATTTGCATATGTCTGATTTTGATATTGTCAATTTAATTGAACAAAGCCCTATTACAAAATTGTCAGGAGATTATCATAATAAATTAATTACGAAAATTAAAGAAACATTTAATGATACTCAACAACAAATGTTTGTTGCTAGTTTTTATTGTTATTTGAATTGTGATAAAAAAAACGATTTTGTTATTGATTTGGATAATGTATGGAAATGGTTAGGGTTTAGTCAAAAAGTTAGAGCAAAGGAATTACTTGAAAAACATTTTAAAATATCTATTGATTACCAAAAATCGCTTTCTCTTGCGGGAAAGCAAACAACACACATCAAAGGTGGTCAGAATAAAGAAACTTTCATGTTAAATATTGACACCTTCAAAAAATTCTGTTTAAAGGCGGGTACAAAAAAAGCAAATGAAGTTCACGAATATTATATCAAATTAGAAGAAACACTTCATGAAATCATTCAAGAAGAAAGCAATGAACTTAAACTTCAATTAGAAAATTATAAAACTCTAATTATTACAAATGAGAAAGACAAATTAATCATTAGAGAGAAGACTATTTTACAACAGTTTCCTAACAATACACAGTGTGTTTATTATGGAATTATAGATAATCTTAGCGATAAAAATGAGAAATTAATTAAATTTGGAAATTCTAATTTTTTAAAAAATCGTGTATCTAAACATAAAGAAACATATTCTAACTTTTGGTTAGTTAATGCTTTCAAAGTTGATAATAAATTACAAATTGAAAATGCTATTAAGGAATGTGAATTTTTATCTCAAAGACTGCGTACTATAACCTTGAAAAATAAAAAATATGTCGAACTACTTTCCATGGATGATGTTACTTTTGAACAATTAGATAAAGTCATTAAAGAAATTATTACTAATATTGAATATTCGCCTGAAAATTATGTCAAAATATTACATGAAAATAAACATTTAAAACAGCAATTACACATTAAAAATGAAAATAATAATTTGAATGATCTTATTTTATTAACTACCGAAAATAAACATTTAAAAATTCAAAATATCAAATTAATCAAAAAACTTGATTCAATAAAAAAAAATAAAAAATATAATTTTGATATTATTACTGAAGATCATGCGAAAACTATTCAACCAGAAGATATTGATAACTATGTTACTACTATTACTTCATTAAAACAAAACTATTATAATCAAGTTAAAAGAAATAAAGAAGGCAAATATTTTTGCAATGATATTATTTATGATAAATTGATTGGTACGAGAGAAGAAGTATGGAATTGTAAAGTATATAAAACGACAGGAGGATTGACTAAAAACGATTTAATGCTTAACACAAGTGGGAAAATTGTTTCTAAAAAAAAATCTGCTGCTGAAGCTTATCTTGATAGATTTAAACTACATGGTGTTAATAAAACTTCTTAATCCTGCAACCATACAATTGTTATAACCTATGCACTATATGACACAACTATCATACGCTTCGCACCATATACAGTGCCAACTCGTGCACCGGGTGGACGCGCGGGGGGGGGGCGCAGAGAAGGTTCGCGGAATGTTCCTCAGTATATGGGAAACGAGAAATGAGTGAGGAAACGAGAAATGAGTGACAATTTTTACACCATATATCGTGCGGTTTTACTACAGACTTTCATAACTTTATCTTTTTATTTGTAAAAAAAAAAGATTTATTTTACAAATTAATTTAACTTAAATTACAATACAATACAATATGCTAACTATTTTATTTATTCTTCATATTCGTCTTCCACTTCTTCTTCTTCAAAGTCTATGCGTTCACTTTCTTCGTTCCATTTTCCTACTACTTCTTGATCCATGTTGTAGATTATTCCGCTTTTCTTTGACTTGTAGTAAGACTTTCCTTCGAATTCTATTTTTTTTACTACGTCAGCGGTTTCTTCTTCCACTTCCACTTTCAATTTCTTTGGTACTACTTCTGCTTCACTATTCACTTCTACTGGTTTATTCTCCTTCTTTGGACGACCTTTCTTTCCTGTTGCTTCTTTTGGCTCTTTTGCTGCCTTTACCTTCTTTGGCTTTTCGGCTTTTACTACTTCCTTTGCTACTTCCTTTGCAGCTACTACTTCTTCAACTTTAACTTCAGAAGTTGGTTCACTCTGGACTTCAACTTCTACTTGAACTTCTACTTGAGCTTGAGCTTGAGCTACTAGGCTTGCAAATAAATCGTCTTCTTGGTTTGTCGTTTCTACTACTTTCTTTTCCTTCTTTGGACGACCTTTCTTACCAGTTGGCTCTTTTACTTTCTTTTCGCTCTTTGGTCTACCGCGTTTTACTTTTTCTTGGCTCTCTTCTAAGTGAGCTTCTGCTACTTGGATATTTTCACGAACTAACCAACTTTCTATTTCTTCTTTACTAATTTTCTTTTTCTTCAAGACCTCCAAGTATCTTTTTGGACTTTTTCCTTTTGGGTCTTTGTATTCGTATACACCTACGCTTAGGCGTTGATCAATGTTTCCGTATGGTTGACTTTCGCATGTTTTGCAAAAACCATCCTCTACTTTTTTTGGGCATTGAGTGTATAAACCATGGTTTTTTACTATTCCATTGCAGCACCCTTCCTTCTTCACACCGTCAAACGGTACTAACATTTTTGATTTCTTTTCTTTTTTTACTTTCTCTTTCTCTAGGTTTAGTTTTATTAATGCTTCTTTTCCGTCAAAATTATATAATCTTCCGCATTCTTCTATCATTTCACATACACTCTTTTTTGTTAGTTTTTTTGTTGTGGCCTTTTTTACTATTGCCATTGGCATTTCTACTTGCATCTCTACTGTTGACATTTTCAAGTTTCGTACTTATTATTAGCTTTTTAATTTACTATTACTTTATTTAATCTTCTCAATTTTTTTTTTACTTCACTTTATTTTCGATGCACATTTTATTTTTTTTATGGGAACCCAGGTTCCCCTATGACCCCTCCTTCTTAAAATGTATGTTTCTCTTTTATTTCTTTGTTTACAAAGTTAGTCCATTCCAAAAAATATCAGTATTTTTTTCAATGTGACGTTTAGTAATTAATGTTGTATCATTATAATTTTTTGTAATATAACGTTTAGGAACTAATGCTGCATCATTATCATTTATGTTACGTTTATTTATGGAATTTTCTGAGGGTTTTAAAAGGGTTGAGTTGTTCGATAAAACATTTTTTAAAGTAGTATTAGTACTAGTAGTAGGAGTAATAGGAGTGTTATTGTTTTTATTATAATCGTAAATATCTATTACATTTTTAACGATTTCGCTTCTCTCTATATCGTACTTTTGAAAAGTAACCATTTTAATGTTTTCCATAGTATTATTGGTTCCGTGTTTATAATCATGTAATCTATTTATAAAATCTTGTAAACCGTTCATAGTTGGAATATCAGTCTGATTTAAATCGCCAGTTATTACAATTTTACTATTTACACCGATACGCGTTGTCAATAATTTCATTTGGTTCGGCGAACTGTTCTGCATCTCATCGGCTATTATAAATGAATTTTTAAACGTGCGACCTCTCATAAAAGCCAATGGAGAAATTTCAATAATATTACTATTTATGTAATTATCCAATTCCGTTTTCGAAAAAAATTCTAAAAATAAGTCAAAAATAGGACGTGTCCAAGGGTCCATTTTTTTTACTATATTACCAGGCAAAAATCCGATGTCTTCTTCCACTGGAACTACTGGTCGCGTAATAATCAATTTGTTCACTTCACCGCTTCTTAACTGTGATATTGCTTTTAAACAGGCAAACAAGGTTTTTCCTGTACCAGCGGGTCCTACTGCAAGTATCAAATCAATTTTTTCATCATTCAAATAGTCTATGTACTTTTCTTGATTGGTTGACTTTGGGGTATAAATATACGTCTCTCTTATTCTGTTTTTTTCTTTTCGCATATTCAAGTTCAATTTGTTTGCATACTTACAAGTAAATAACATTATACAGTTATTTAACATCAAAAGAAAGAAATAAACACACACAAGTGAAAATATTGTCATATAAATTTATATATTAAAAATTTTTTATATATAAATCGATTTATATATAAAATTTACAGTTTTATTTTTTTTACAATTTTAAAAAACCTTTTGTATTTTTTAACACCTTCACTTGTGTATCCATCAGATTTTCTAACAGGATGTAAGTTATAATTATATACAGATAATATTTGTCTAACCAAATTGATAAGTGGCCACTTTTGATTTTCTCCTGCATTTTGTTGCATACTTGTCATAAAGGATGAACTAAAATTTTTTTTTAATTCAGGTATTAACTCTTTTACTTTGTTATATTTATAGTCACAAAGTAAAAGCTCTCTAGAAAAAAATATTCCTTCTAAATCAGTTACTTCGTTAAAGTAAATACCTGCTATACTTAATATTTCTTTGCAGTTTGGGTCAAATTCCATATTAATATATTTATACAAATAATATTTATATAAATTAAATTATTATTATAAATAAAAATATTATATTAGTTATATGGCTACGTTACCAAACGATTTTAACTATAAAACATATTTATATTTAAATAAAGATTTAAACAAAAATATGACATTTGAACAAACAGTTCAACATTACTTAAATCATGGTTACAATGAAAATAGGTGTTACAAAAAAAGAACAAATATTTTAGTTACAGTAATGTCTTGTAAAAAACATTCACACTTATGGGAAGAACTAAAAAAAAGAACAGAAAACTTACTTATTTTTACATCATCATATAACAAATCGCCTACATATTATGATAAAGATGCAAAAATATTGTATTTAAGGTGCAATGATTGTTACGAAGGATTACCCGAAAAAATGATTTTAATGATTGAACAGATTTTGACCTTACCAGAATTTAAAAATATTACTCATATATTAAAAATTGATGACCATGATACTTATTTTACAGATGAAAATATAAAAAATTTATACAGCTTAAAAGAATTACATTTATACAACTATATAGGTCAAAAAAAGGAATATCGTGCTCCTAATACCTGGAGCGACTATCATTTCGGAAAGGTAACACAAACAAGTCACTGGAATAACAAAAAAGGTGATGTATCAGATGTAACATGGTTGGATGGAGGGTGTAGTTACATATTAAGTAGAAAAGCAATGAAATATATTAATAAATTTTATAACTCATCAAATATAAACACTTTAAGACGTAATGAAATATATGAAGATGTTATGATTGGAAGATTATTAGAAATGTGTAACTGCCATCCCCATCTAGCAAATTTCAATATTAAAGGCGACAAATAATTTTATAAACATTTTTACAAATTAAATTCGGGAATACAATACTGTTCACCGTTTTTAACATACTTTGCTATTATTTTAGGATTTAATTTATTAATAACAATATCCTCTGCTTGATATACATTATTAAATTTATCAATATAATAAATTATTCCTTGAATATCTTGTGCCCATACTTCAATTTTTTGAGTAGTTACTTTATTTTCTTCGCCATTAATTTCCATTATTCCGTGAGGTGTTCCTTTCATATGTGTTCCACAATATTCACTACCATCTTTTTTTCTTCTAGTACATTGTTCATTAGTAGCCCTCTTTGCACAACACCTGTCAAAAATTGGAACAAAATTTTTCACGCGTTTTCTTTTCATAAAATCTTCTTTATTAAAAGAAAGTCTATCATAGTCGTATACATATTGTAATAATTTGGTTGTTTCCTCACTATTATCGAACCCTAACTGTGATATTTTTTCTTTGATATTCTCTTTAAATGCAGAAACATATACTTCAATTTTTTTATTTAAACGTCTTTCCATTGTTATTCTTTATGTTATTATTTATAATATTATCTTTAGCTCAATTTTTTATTTAATTGATAAACTACTTAAAGAAAAAAAACATCTTTTATGTAGTTTTCTTCTTTTTTTTCTTTTTTTTAACTGGATTTGTTGTTTCATTTACTTTTTTCTCTCCTTCAACATTTACAGTTTCTGTGTTAGTAGAAATTTCAATAACTACTTCTTCGGGAACGACTTCTTCGTTGACAATAATATTATAATCGATTTCATCGACATCTTCATTAATTATGATTTCTTGGTTAACAACTTCGTTAACAACTTCGTTACTTTCAAGTTCATTATCAAAAATAGAAATATTTGTATTATTTTTAACTGGTTCATTAACATGTTCAAACTTATTTATGTGATTAAAATATTCGAATGGTACGTCGTCATCTGCAACATAAAACTTACTATCTATTGCATTACTATTATTACAACCATGTATTATATTACTCACCTTTTTCATTCCATTTTTTAACATGGACTTTAAATTACTTTTTTGTTTTATGCTTTCATTTTCATTTTCATTAAAGTTGAATGAGTAATTTGATGGCGTAGTCAACCCACTTTCTGTAGTATTATTAAAAACATATGTTTCTTCATTGTTTAATTCAAGCTTTAAGTTTGTATTTTTGTTATTTGTATCTTCATTTTTTTTGTCTTCTGACACAGGCGTGTCATCAAAATGTATATCACTGTTAATATTGTTGTACATTAGTGAAATTTTATTATTAAATCTTTGCATATATTTAGCATGCATTTTATGGAAAAATTCAATATATGATAAAAACAAGTTTATCTTTTCCTTCATAATAACAATTTCAAAATTAAACGAGTTGACAAAATTATCAATATTTAACCCAATTAACTGTTTATTTCTATGTAATGATAATTCATTCTCTCTATGATTAACAATACTCATTATTGAATTTAAAAGAATTAAAATATTCTCATGAAGTTCAATAATTACTTCAAATTTATAATCTTTAAAGGGTTCCAAATCTTTATAAATAGGAAAATTATTTCCTTTAATAATATCTAATATTTTTTTATCAGATACGTTTTCAGTAACATAACTAATAATTATTTTATATAACTTAAAATATTCACAGTACATGCGATTATTAATTGCTAAAAACATTCTTATCATATCATCATATTCAAGGTCAATTAACTTACTTTGAAAATGAAATGTATCCAAACCAAAAATAAAGAGCTGAGACTTACCATTTTTAATAAAATCCGAATACAAATTTTTTAATTTATCTATTTTTCCTTTTAATGATCCAAAAACATTGTTTATTCTGTCACGAACCAAACTGATGTTATTGAATTCTGTTTTTAAATTCGAAATTCTATGTTCCATAATCTCGCTTATAATATTTGTAAATATTAAAATATTTAAGATAATTATAAAGAAATGAAAACTACCGCGTTAAACAGCGAAACACATGAAAACGCACTTGCTATTGTCAACCAAGTCGAAGAAAAAATTGAATGGACTATTGAACATGAAAAAATTCTTGCTGAGTGGGCAGATAAAGCTATGTGTTATAAATGGTTACATTCAAGGGCGAATAGCATGTACTCTAGACTGAACGCATGGTATACTATTCCAGTTATTGTTATTTCTACACTAACAGGCACTGCAAATTTTGCACAGGAACGAGTGCCACTCGAATACCAAAGCTATTTTGTTATGATAGTAGGCGCTTTTAATATAACTGCAGGTATTATTACTACTATTCAACAATTTTTAAAAATAACACAGTTAAATGAAGCTCATAGAGTAAGTAGTATATCATGGGACAAATTTTACAGAAATATTAAAATTGAACTTGCAAAACATCCATTAGAGAGAATGAACGTTAATCAAATGATTAAAATGTGTAAGGAAGAATACGATAGACTTATGGAAATTAGCCCAAGTGTACCTGATAAAATTATTAAAGAATTCTCTAGTCATTTCAAAGGTGATATTTTCAGTAAAATTAACAAACCAGACATTTGTGACTCGTTAATACCTACAGATGACTTTAGAAACCCATGGTTCAATCCTGAAAATAAAAAAAAAGCTGAAGATGAAATGTCTAAAAATCTACAAATGAGAGAAAGTAAAATTAAAAAGAAGGAAGAACAAGATTATAAAGATATTAAAGATTTTATACTATTATTCAAAAAAATTAATAATAGAGAACCAATGGAAACTGAAGTCTTCGATAATTTAAAAGATAGAATGGATATACTTACAATTAAAAATATATTTGATCAAATTACTAGTTCGAATATAAATTTAGATAATGTGTAAATAACTAGATTTGCGGATAGTCATTTGGTAATATAAAAATTGATATAACAATAAATATTAAAAAATATATGTAGACAAGATAGGCTTCAGGTGACACACCATAAAATTGTAATATTTGCGTTAAACTGTACAAAAAAATAATACATATACCCAGTATGGTAATTTTATTCATTTGTTTATTTAATTATTAATATATGTTGATATAATAATAATTATATTTATTACTTAATTTTGTATGATTGACTTTCATCAAATACATCTTCTATTATAGAAGTATCTATATAATGGTACGATAATGGAATATGACTGTAAAAATCTTTACAAATATAGATAGGCGTGTTTTTTAATAACTTTCCATCATCCAACTCTATTCTACCCAAAAATACAGTATCATATTGTTCTTTCCATGTACTATCATAATCACTAATTCTTAATGTCATTTTTTCATAATTATTGTTATTTCTTTCTTCCAGATGTAGTTTGGTTGCTTTAATCTCTGATTGATCAATTGCATCATTTGGGTAGTTTAATTTTACCAAACTATCACCTAAAAATAATGCATACCTTACTATACCACTTTTTATGTTTTTCCAATTAATAATTTCCTGATTGGAATTTAAAGACAAGCACATTTGATAAATTGCATTATTATAGTCTGTAAAATAATAACCTTGACCTAAAATTGAATTATTATCACATGGAACATTACCAAAAATAAAATTAAAAAACAACTTATTTTCGGTTTTTCCACTATAAACAACAGAAGGAACTTCTATTATTTTCTGGGTTGCATCTCGTAAAAAAATAAACTCGTTATTTTGTAAAAAAAAATCAACCACGCCTTCATGTATTTTTATATCACATACATTTTTTTTGTTTGTTATTTCATCTATCATTGCAAACCAGTACAATTCGTCTCTAGACACTAAACTTATATTAATTTCTACTCTAGTTAAATCAATAAAAATATAGAATTTTCCTTTAAAAAAATAAAAGCCCTTAAATTCGACTTTTTTTACAAAATCGTCAAACTCTATTTGCATGATATTTTTATTTTTATAAGTAATAAACATTGAATATAAATAACATTGTATAGATGATAATAACATATCCTTGTTTTCAATTACATTATAAACATTATTCATACATGCAAAATTCAAGCATTCATTGTATTCATTAAATAACATTATAGTATTAAATGGTAACTTACCATTCAAATTCAGTTTAAAAGGAACTAATAAAATTTCTGTATTTTTATTATAGATTTCAGTATTTTCCAGTTCATCCATATCATTTAATAAATTTAGTGCTTCATAAGTAAAAAACAGTTTGTCATTCTCTAAGTAAGTAGACATAAATAAAATATATAATTAGTAATACTATTTTCTATTTATGTACTTTACGCTTAATTATCTCTTTTATTTGCTCTTCACGATTATCTAAAATATATTTTGTCAAATCCTCTGCAACCTGATGATTATCCTTATAATAATTTTGTAAACTTGTTAGTAATGTTTTGCTGTTGATCGGTTTTTTAACTTTACTTTGTTTATAAATTAATGATCCGTCATTTATGTCAAAACAATCAATGTTATTCGTTTTCATTACTGTTACTAAATTTGTTGTCATCGCTTTTTTTTTGTTATTCCGTTCTTTAATTTCTTGGCGTAATTGAGATATTTCTGTATCTATTTTAATCCATTCCTTAATGTTAGATACCAATTGTTCTTTTGTTTCCATATATAAAAATAATTATTAATTTATTTTTATATCATCTTTTATTTTATTTTAATTTATTTTCCATATTATAATGTCTTTTACATAAACAATTGTTATAACTTTTACTTCCGCATTGTGAACCCATATTTTTTCCTGTTTTTAATATTTGAATACATGTTTCACTGCTAATATTATTACCATTAGAAATATTACTAACTATAACAATATTTTCATCACCATTATGAATATCATTATTTTTAGAAAATTTAGTAGTATTTTTAATTTTTTCTTGCAGTTTCTTTTCTTTTAGCTCTTCCTTTAACTTGTTTTTCTCTTCCAACTTTTTCTGTTTTATTTCCAGTTTTTCTTTTTGTTTTTCGTTTTTAATTTTTTCTTTTGTTCCTTTTACAACAGCCAATTTATGAGTGTAACAATATTTATTTGTATTATTATATTTATTTTTTAAAAGATAATGTACGTAACCATACTGAAAACATTTTTGAACTTGAATATTTGATTCACTATCAACAATTTCAGTTTCATACTGGCATTGATTACTCGAATTAATGCATTCGCAATATGTGTTGCTTTTATTTACATCAAAAAAATTAACACCATGTTCTTTCGGATATGAAAGTTCCTCATAATATGGTAATAATTCATTTTGCACATTTCTACAATAAGGACATCTAATTTCATTGTATTTTAATTTTGTTTTCATCAACTCCATGTTATTAAATTTTTTTTTATGGGTCAAAATATCTTTGTACAAAGGTCCATAATTAAACTTATGTCCGCATTTTAATTCAACAAATCTATCTTTCAATGGTAAATTTGTTATTAAACATAAATCTACATTTACATCATTATCTATACTTTTATCTTCAGTCATCGAATTATATAATTCTTGATAAAAATCAATATTGTTTTCAATATTATATTTCATATTAAATATAATATTAAAGTTTATCTTTATATTTTTTTTGTTTTCACATATATAATGTCACCACCAGAAACTTGGGGACCGCCAATATGGACATTTTTTCATACATTAGCAGAAAAGGTAAACGATGAACATTTCCATAAGATTAAATGTAGCTTATTTTTTATAATAAAAAGAATTTGCAACTTTTTACCTTGCCCTGAATGTTCGCAACACGCAACTCAATTTTTAGGAAAAATCAATGTAAACTCCATTCAAAATAAAACTCAATTTAAACAAATGTTGTGTGTTTTTCATAATACTGTAAATAAAAAAAGAAATAAACCTTTTTTTAATTTTGAAAACATCAATAAATATAAAAATTGTAATATAGGAGTTGCTTTCAACAATTTTATTAAAGTTTACCATACAAAAGGAAACATGAATATGATTACAGAATCGTTTCAAAGATCTTTACTAATTAATGATTTAAAAAAATGGTTATTAAATAACCATAATTTTTTTAAGACACCAAAAATAATTACACAATATGTTAATAACGTAAATAGTCAAGGCGAACCTTTAAAAAATGAAGTCGAAACTGAAAAAAAAAATGAAAAACAACCTTAAAACATGTATATTTTTTACAAGTTTCCTATTAACTCACCATTTTTATAAACATTACATTTAAATGTTTGATTTGATGGCATAGTGCAAACATCTTTATTGCTTTGTGTTTCATTAAAAAATAAATATTTACTTGATCCACCAGTATACATTAACATTACTATTGCCACAGAAGAAACTAATCCTGTAACTACATTTAAAAATAATTCGCCTGCTTTTATTATACAACCCTTAAATAATTTAATAAATATATCTAAAAAGAAATAAATAATTAGCCCAATGAAAATCCAATAGTTTACGCTGTTATTAATAAACATTGGAAGAGACAAGTACATTATAGTGAAAGCAAAAACAAATGCACTAAACGTTGCATTTCCATATTTGCTATATTGCACAGAAGTACAAACTGTTCTATCACTTTGAGTTGCTGTCGAACCTGCCATCATATAAATAAAATTTCGTAAAACACTTACACCTATCAAAAACCCTAAAAATATAAACCCTTTAAAATTTTGAAAAAAAAATGATAATGAAACCATTACAATAGCCAGGATAATAGGCGAATAAAATGATATAAAAACTATAAAATTAAATGGTTGATAAATTACAAGTGGACTGTTTGCCCCTAGCCCGCCTCTAATATCCATATTTTGATTTTGTTTAATCATATTATAATAGTAAATTATAATATTATTAAAACTAAACTATTATTTTTTAATATTAAATTATTTATTTTTCTATAATCAATTCTAACGCTTCTTCTACAGTGTTTACAGCATAAAATTGAACGTCTTTTACTAAATCTGTATTCCCATATTTTTCCATAAATTCTGAAAAATCTTTTTTATTTTCTACAGGATAAATGAAATTTTTCACACCTGCTTTAATTCCATATATTATTTTTGTTTTCAAAGCACCTATTTCACCCACTTTTCCATTCAAATCAGATGCTTCACCAGTAACAGCAAAATCATGTTTAATTTTTTTATCATTCAGTAGACTGTACAATAAAATTGTTACTGCTATTCCTGCAGAAGTTCCAGATTTTTCGATACTTCCATCTCCCATATGCAAATGAATTCCGTATTTCTGTTCTGAATTATACAATTTTGTTAATACTGTTTTTCTCTCTTCGATTGTCAAATTAAAAGCAATAGTCAATGATATTTGAAAAGACTCCTCCATCATTTTGTCTAACAATCCAGTGGATTTGAATGATAAATAGTTATTTGATGGATAAAAATTTGCGGTGGCACTTAATATTCCACCAATATTATACACATTAGCCCAAAGACAGTTTATTTTACCCACAGTGTTTTCATGATGAATTTTTTGTATTCGCATTTCTCTCACTGTTTTAAAATATTTATTTTTGACGTCTTCAATAGTAACTTCTATAGGTATTTGTATATCTTGGTCAAAACATGTATTTTGTAATATGTTCAGATTTATTTCACTAATAATTTCAAATAATTTTTCTTTCAATTTTCGCACACCTGGTTCTAAAGTATACTCTTCTATAATAAATTTTATTGTTTCATCTGAAATATGTATCATACCTTCTAAACCTACATTTTTATATATTTCCGGAAGTATATGTTTGTTACTTATTTCTAATTTGTCTTCGATTTGTAAACTATCAAATTTAACACGATGAATTCTATCTAATAATACCTTATCTATAGCATGAACATCATTGTATGATAAAATAAACAATACCTTCGATAAATCTAGATCAATTCCTGAAAAATATTTATCTTGGAAACTATCATTTTGTGTTGGATCTAACAAGTGTGTTAAAATACCTGTAATCTCTTTACCGTGTTCAGTTCGACTTACCTTATCTACTTCATCAATTAATATAATCGGGTTCATGCATTTTTTATCAATAAGTATTTGAACAATTTGACCCCATGTACTTCCAACGTATGTATAAGAGTGACCAACTAAATGACTTCCATTTGAATCACCACCCATCATTATTAAACTAAATGGTCTCGGGTTACTATGTTCATCTTTTAAACATTCAGATAATCCTCTTGCAAATGTCGTCTTCCCTACACCAGGCGACCCTTCAAACCCCAAACAATTTCCTTTTTGTTCACCATTTATCCATTGACTTATTATTCTTTCTATTTGTTTCTTTGCATTGTCGTGACCATGTACAGTTTTATCTAATACTAACTTTACATTTTTCATGTATTCAATAATTTCATTTAATTTATGGTCTATTTCAGTTAAATTACAAATTAAGTTGACATTCTTATTGTTGTTTTTCATATTTTTATTACTAAAAAATAATGAATATATTTCATTCAATAATGTATACTTACTTAAATCAGTATTACATAAATTAAAAAAACTCATAATATTTGACTTCAATTCTTGCTTATTTTTAACTTTACAATTTATTTTAATATCTTCCATATTATATCTTTTAACTACATCATTTATAATAACTATGTTTTTTACAATATTTGTTTTATCACCACTACATGTATATTTTATCAACTTTTCTAAATCAATACTAATATTGTTGCATGTTGCTTTTATCATTTTTATATATTTGATAATTTCTAAATTTGTATAATAGTCTTTTTTTAAAACTTGTGGACATAGTGTATCAATATCGTTTTTTTTATAAAAGTCTTTGAATTTATTTCTAACTGTATTCATTAAATATAAAATTGGTTCTTTTTTATATATTGAAAATGGTATTTTTAACAAACCGTCTAAGTATTGCCTTGCTTTTGAACCACTGTCTTCTGACTTTGCTTTAATCTCTTTTAATTTTAACATGGCTTTCTCTTTTACATTATCACTCGTTTTCAATAAACATATTTGTTGTTCTAGTGATATTTTATTCATATCAAAATTTGCAAGGTCATTTGTATAGTTTATGGTATTTTTCATAGCTTTTTTGAACTGTTGTTTAATACTCCAAGGAAAACTATCAAATAATAAACTTTGCTCTTCCGTGTCAATATTTCCATTAATATCGTTGGATAATAAATCATAAAGTAAATATGCCAAGTACTGATTTTCATAACTATCAGACTTAACCAACAAATAGATCAAAATATTTCTTTTTGAAAACAAATCCTCCGCTATAAAATCTTTAATATTTTGCAACAATGTTTTCTGTTTCAATACTTTCAACTGATTTAAATATCCAAGGTATTTATTATAAAAATCATTTGAATTTTTATTTATTAAAATATCTTTTAAAACCAATGAAGATATAAATTTATCAAATGCTTCATTATTGAATTCATGTTGTTGTGGAATATATTGTTTAATTTCTATTAATTTGTCCTTCAAAAAATTATTATCTATAAAGTCTAACATAATATCGTCTACTAAGCCATAAATTAATAAACCTTTTTTTGAATTATTATTGTATATGTATAATTTTATTCCATTTACTTTTATAAAAAATTGTTTATAACTATTGTTTATATCAAAACAATCCAAATTATTTGTATCTTCTAATTTATTCAACACTTTATAACTAATTGGGTGGAAATATTTTCGTAATAATTCAAATTTTAGTAAATCAGATTTTTTTTCGTTGTTACTCAAAAAATTATTATTACCAAAACAAACCAACAATAAATCATATAAATCTTGTGTTCCATAAGATTTGAATAAAAAAGATAGGTCATTGTTTATTTTTTGTAAATCATTTATTAATAATTCTGTATTCATATTTTTATCTAAAATACGAACGCTGACTGACTGGATAATATTATTTAACTCATTTAATTTTTCTATACACTCATTAACGTCACTAATCGCTAAAATATTTAATAGTTTATTTTTATTTATATGTAACACTGTTTTTTGTATAATATCCTTAAACAAACATAATTTTTTTTCAAAAACACACAATAATGATATTGAATTATTATCTTGTGAATGGCTTTTTACAACGTAACTATTATTGCTTTTTAATTTTTTCATAAAAACTATTATATATGTATATATTTATTTTACTATATATGTTCGGAGGGTATTTTCCTCTTTATATTGTTTTGAATTATATATAATTATTGATATTAAACACAAATTATGAATTATTATTAATATCCAAAAAATGGGAATACCAAGTTATTTTTCATACATAGTTAGAAACCACCCAGAAATATTACAACAATTTCAGAATAACATTCTGACAATCAATAATTTTTATTTAGATTGTAATTCTATCATTTACGATGTTATACATAAAATAGACTTTAAAACAATTAAAGAAGAAGAAACTGATTTAATTATCAAAAATGTATTTATAAAAATTGATGAATACGTATCAGTAATAAAACCTACTAATAATTTATTTATTGCATTTGATGGGGTTGCACCTGTTGCAAAACTAGACCAACAACGCGAAAGACGATACAAATCATTATTTCAAAATAAAATTTCTAGAAGTATTTTTAAAGATACGAAACCAGATCCATGGAATACATCTGCCATTACACCTGG